ATATTGGTATATATTAACTTTTTATATTGGTATATATTAACTTTTTATATTGGTATATATTAACTTTTTATATTGGTATATATTAACTTTTTATATATAATTTATGAAAGAATTAGAATTTTATAAAGAGTATGAAGATTATTTAAATTGGAGGTTAGATGAGAATAAAATAAATAAGGGTAAATATTGTCTTTTAAAGATATCGAAGTCCGAGTATAATAAATTCGTAAATAGACTAGAAAATGATATCGAGTTTAATAATAAAATAATTGAAATAATAAAGATAAACAAGAGAAATGATGATATATCTGAAATATTATCCAAAGATATAGTAGAGGATGTTGATGATGATTTTTTTGATGATTTGTATATTTAATATATATTGTATTAATGAGATATGAGACACTTAATGAGATATGAGGGATATTCGACCAAAGAAAGGGTCGATGATGTTTTGGACAAAATATCCAAATATGGTATATCTACATTAACTAAGTTAGAAAAAGAGTTTTTAGATGCTCACACACTAGGCAACGAATCCGAAGTACACAAAAGAATAACAAAAGAAGAATTTGAAAATGTATTTGAGGATGATTCGGGTTATTTTAAATTTGAATATGAATCAATGAAAGATTTTGGTGATGAGAAACACTTTATAGGTATATTATATGTTCCAGATTTAGAATTAACAAAGACTCGTAGATTGGATGGTAGATTGGAGGGTAAGATAATTAAATACAAAAATGGGCAAATTATTCCTGAGTTCGATTCGCCAATTAAAAACGGGGAGTCTTATGATGTTTTAGAATTTTGTAATGGATTAGAACATGAATTAGACTCGTTTTTAGATTATATAATATCCGAGATTGATAATTAAATATATAACTTAATATATAATAAAAATAAATATAAAATAATGGTAAAAAAGTATAACCAATTTATAAAAGAATTAAACACAACAGATGAAGACGCATTTAATTATGATGAGATGGATTCTGATGCTGATATAGAAGAAACGATGATTGATGGTGGTGTTGATGTTCTTGCAGTTAAAGACGAGGAAGATAAAATCCAACAAGAAGAAGAAGAAGGATTGGATGTTTATTTATCGAAATTACAAGAACTTGCCGATAAATTAGAGGTTGAAGTAGTAGACGGTAAAGTAGAATATAAAGGAAAAGAAATAATATTTCCTTCTGAAACAAACAAATACCATGTAGATAGAAAGAAATTTAATACCCCAGAAGAAGTTATTTCTTACTTAGGCAATCTTTAAACAAAGATCTGCAACACCATGATATATACTAATATAACTTTTCTAATTAATTAAATTTTAGAATTAATATATAATAGAAAATAAATATTATATGGCAATAATAGGATCATTTAGTAATGGTAGTGCTTCCGCAGTTGAATATTCAACAATTGAAGAACTATTATCACAATTACCAGACAATACTAATAATATAATAGGAGCCCAAGATATAAGGGATTCTATTTATACATTATGGGAAAAGGTCAATGTTGTTATATCAACACAATCAGTTTATTTTGATAATTCAACACCCACACCAATTGATGTAGGTGGTATTCCAGCAGGAAGTACATTTAGTTCAACTGATGTTTTGGATATGTGGCAACAATTATTATATCCATATATAGCACCCTCTTGTTCATTGGGTCCAAATTATAGTAGAGAATATGGGGACCCGGATGGACTAACAACCGATAGTATTACACTAAATTGGTCCGTAACAAAGAACACAAATAATATAACATCAATAACAGTTGATGGTGATAGTTTTGTACCAACCGGTAATTCACAAGCTGGTACAAAAGATGTTACTGGAACACACAGTGTTACTCCAGGAACAAGTCAAACTAATACATTTTCTATGACAACCACTGATGGCACACAAGTGGATAACGATAATTCTACAATAACTTGGAGTAATAGAATATACTGGGGTAGTGTAGATTTAGGTGGAGTTAATTTAACAACCACACCTGGTGCTATTCCTGGTGTTGCTATAACCTGTGATGATACACTAATATTGAATTTAACGGGAGCTGGTGTTGGATCTGGTAGCCAATTATCCACAACTAAAAATAAATCATATAATAATATAGATGGTGGTGGTGATCATTTAATTTTCGCTTGGCCTAGTTCAGTTAGTGGGTCTACATCACCAATATTCACCGTAAATGGTTTACCTAATTCATCATTTACACAAATAAGAACTGCATCTACTTTTGTTAATCAATATGGAGTTAGTGTAGATTATGAAGTATGGGTATCTAATACATTACAGAACTCACCAATATCATTATTTACTATAAGTTAAAAAAATAAAATAAAATGGCTAAAAATACAGGAACATTAATAACATCATCGATTAGACCAAATGACTCTAATGACCCAATAGCATCCGCTTTTTCTAATGAAATAAAGGGTGGTTTGCATAGTGGCACACAGAGCATATATAGAGACTCTATTATATCTGAGCGTAGAGAATGGGGTATGTTATGTTATGTAACTGATGAAGATAAATCATATCAATTAAGATATAATGAATCATCAACCGATATAGATGATAATGGAAATTGGGTGGAATTTACTGCCTCTAGTTTGGCACAACAGTTATATCTTGAAAATTATACTAGTTATAATCCAAATAATGTCGATGGTGATAATTCATTCGCAATTGGTAGCTATCAAACAACAGAGGGTGATTATGCTGCTGCTATTGGAGGAGCACAAAATGGAGCATTTGGTGATTATTCAATATCTTTGGGTGGAATTTTAAATAACGCAAATGACGAATATTCAATTGCGGTTGGTGGTATAGGAAATGAATCACATGGTTATCTTTCAACAACTTTAGGTGGCATTGATAATACCACCGGTGCTACAACTAGTGCTGTTATTTCTGGTGACAATTGCCATGTTTATGGTAGAAGTAGTATAACACTAGGTGGTCGTGATTTACATGCATTCTCTACCGCTGAGGTGGTAATCGGTCAATATAATAGTTTTTACACAGCATCAAATAATAACCTTTTTGTTACGGAAGATAGATTGTTTGTTATAGGAAACGGAACCTCATCAGGTGGTGTTTTTAGATCTGATGCTTTTACTGTTCTTAAAAATTCACAAGTTGGTATTAATATTTCAAATTTTGAAGCAAATAATCCAAATGGTGCTATTTTAAATTTAAACGGAGATTTAGAAATACAAGGTGGTATATTTGATTCAAATGGAGATAAGGGAACATTAAACCAAATATTATCAACAAATGCTTCTGGTGATGTTGAGTGGGTAAATACATCAGAGGTTCAATTTATGGCAGGTGGAGGTGGTACAACTAGAAATATTAATGTAAATAAAGAAACACATTATCTATACATCACTTCCATAGATAATGGAGATGAAATAAGAATACCAGATGCTGTGGATGTTACTCCTAGTACTACTATATACATAATTGACCAAGATGGTAATGCTGGAGCTACTAGTAGTGTTATAATAGAGCCACTTAATGGTAATATGAATGGTGCTAATGGTACTAATTTACAAGAACCATATCAAGTTATAAAACTCATAAATAATGGTATTAATTGGTTTATAGCTTTTGGTGGAACTGCTAATTAACTAACTAATTAATTAGTTAATATTTTCTTATTATTTGGTATAATTTTTTAATATATAAACTATGAAATATATTAAGCAATTCGAATTTGTTCAAAATGATTTTGAGCCTATATCATCTTTTAAATTAAAAGATGATTTAAACCCAAAAGTATGGGAGGAAGAAACCATGAGACCAGAAGTTAGAGAGCAACTATTAACTATTGCTCAAGATTTCTTTAATACAACAGATCTTAGTGTTAAAATAAAAGATATAATTCTAACTGGTTCTTTATCAAATTATAATTGGTCAGAGAGATATTCTGATTATGATTTACACATACTAATTGATTTCAAAGAAGTTAATGAAGATTCTGTCTTAGTTAAAAGATTTGTTGATGCTGTTAAGAATGTTTGGAACAAACAATATGATATAAAAATAGAAGGATACGAGGTTGAGGTTTATATACAAAGTATAGAAGAACCACACAGAGCATCAGGAGTTTACTCCGTATTGAATGATAAATGGAATGTTAAACCAACTAGAGTTGATTTTGAACCGGATGATGAATCTATAAAAGAGAAATCAAAAACCGTTATGATGTTAGTTGATGATTTATATGATGAGTTCGAAAGTTATAACTATGATGATTTTGTAAAAGAGGTCAGAAAGGTTTGGGATAAGATAAAAAGATATAGACAGTCTGGGTTAGAAAGTGAGGGTGGTGAATTCTCAACAGGAAATTTAGTTTTTAAATTACTAAGACGTAATGGATATATAGGAAAAATATTAGATATGAGGAAAAAATCATACCAAAACCAATTTAAATAATGATAAAGATATCAGAAATAGAACAAACATTTAAGGATATATTCAGCGAAGAAGATGGATATGTTAAATCAATAGAGACTTTATATGAAAAGCCAAAAACTGGTGATAATTTTTTAAAATTAATAATATCACTACATGGATTATCGGTTGAGGATATTAGTATTATACACACTAAGTTTATATTTAAAGTAGATTTAAATAAAAGTAAATTAGAATCTAATTCCTTTATTTATCTTTATAATATAAATTGTGATTACCATAAGGTTGAGTTTGATAGTATATTTGATATGAAGAAAAAGATAGAAGATATAATTGACTCAAATGATTTTGGAAAAGATTTGCAGATTTTATCTGATTTTATCGAAGCACCCGCTATGTTTTTGAATTATTATATGAGGAGAAGTGATATAACAGAGTATTCTATATTTAGTGTTGTTTATGATCCGAAATTCAAAACAACACCTTGTGCGGAAACCACATTTGATTTTGATATAAATATAAACAATAATTATAATATGGATTTGTCTATTAGAAAATTAGAACCGGTAGACGATAAAGAAGAAAATTCATATAAATTTCAATTTAAGTTTATGGATGACATTGAAACGGTTGAGACAGACACAATAAAAAATATACACTTCTTCATAGGGTCCAACATAGCAAAAGTATTAGATAGAAAATTAAAGAATAAATAGATATGAAATATATCAATAAATTTAATTTTTATATCAAGGAGTCTAAAAATATAGATATAGATGAGATAAAAACTATACTACTAAGTATTGGTGATATGGGAATTGATACATCTAATATAACAGAAGGCGTTATAGTTTGTTCTGATAAATCAGATGATAACAACGGCAGAGACTTCATAAGCATAAACATGAATTTGAGTGATTTTGATGTAACAAATGCTATCCTAGGTGGTGTTGAAAAGGTATATATCAATGATGATTTGATTTGGGAATTTATGGATGAGTTGATTTCTATAAAAAATAAAGTCATTGGTGTTGGTGCACATAATTGTATTATTGATTTTCATAATAACGGAGGAGGATGGGTTGTATTTAATTTAATAGTCATTGGTCAAAAAAGAGATATAGAATCAAATGAGTATAAAATTCTAGAGCTTTATAAAAAAATAAAATCTATAATTTTTCCAATGAAAACAGACTTTGCTTATGATACAATCGTGAAATTAGAAGATAATATAATAAAAATCTCAACAAATAGTTGGTCATATACCGATAGAAAGTTTAATAATATTTTAAGAAATGCTTTGGTCTCTTGTGGATTAACTGGGAAAGACATAGAAGTATCAAAAAGTCAAAAATCAGGAATTGGTACCATAAATAAAATTGAGATGAAATGAGATATATAAAGAAATTTTACAAAACTAACGAAGATATTAATAAAAATACCGACTTATATAATAAGTATCAGGGTATAAAAAAAGAGCGTGTTGGTCCTTGTGATTTTGACACATTTAAAGATATATTGATTGAGTTATGTGATGACTATGGTGATTATAAATTTGATAAATTTGTAACTGACGTTGATGATGATGAAAATTATTATTCTTGTGTTATAGATTTGGAATTTTTAAATTTAGATTATGGATATGTTGAGAATGTAGAAGTTAATACTAATGTTTTGGTTGATTCATTTGGAAGCTATGATGATCCATATGATTTTGAATATTCATTAGATGGTAATATGGTATATAACAGAATGGATATAGAAAAGGATAAATTAAAAAAAAACACTAAAGGTTATAGAAAAAATGATGGACTCATATGATAAGTCAAAAAATCTTATTAAGAAAATAGAGAATAATATTTATAATAGATTAAAGGCTTTTGAAAACTTCAAATCACTAACTATTGGTTTTGAGGAACATAGGCTTAGTATTTACTTTGATATAATTGAAAAATAACAACTTCGTTATATCCAATATCATGGTTAAATCTATATTTAATAAAGTTTGATATCTCTAAACACTTTTCATATTCCTCATCTTCTTTCAATAAATCAATAACACATTCCAATATTTCTTTTGAATAAGGTATTAAATTTTTACCATAAGGTTTACCAGATAAAATTCTATTATAGATTTCTAGACCATTTAATGTTTCTGTATTTTTCATTAATCTAAATTTGAATAGCTCTCTTTATAAATCTTTATTATATCACCATACTCATCGAGTATTCCCTCTTTGAATTTATCATTATCATATTTTTGTTTTAAAATGAATTCTTTAACATAATCCTCATAATCTAATTTTATAGATATGTCTATTGAGTCCTCATCTATTTCTTCAATAATCTCATCATCTTCTAATTCGTTTGTTATATCATCTATGTAGTCAATGGATGTGAAGTTTCCCTTTTCTAATAAGATTTCTAATTTTCTTCTTAGTTTTCTATTAGATATTAATAAATTATTTGATATTGTTATATCAATATAATCCTTGGTATCTTTTAACTCTTCGAGTAATTCTATATCATCTTCTTCGGCTATTCTAACTTTTTTAAAAACAGGAGATATATTATTTTTTATAAATTCCTCTTCCCCAGTAACAACATCAATAACAAAAATGCCTTTTTGGTCACCATAATCATTTCTATCCATCTGGAAATTTGAACCAACAAAAACAAAATTCTTACTTTTTTGAACTAAATGGATGTGACCAGAATAAACACCTTTGAACCCACTAAATTCATCAACATCAATCTTATCTAGGTTTTTATGACCAATGGATGTTAAGTGCATCTTAGCACCATTTAAATCTGAATGACAAAATAGATAATCACAATCTTTGTTATTATTTATGTGAAATATCTGGTCTTTCTTTTTCATTAGATAAGGCATCAATAATAACTTATTTCCTTTATATTCTATTTTTGTGGTTTTATCATAAATATGAACATTCGGTATGTATTTAAATGGTCTTATCGTGTTTATTTCATCCGAACTCCTTGACCAACAATCATGATTTCCCACTATTATGTGCAGTGGTGCTATTTTTGATATAGCTTCAACTTGATCCATAGCAAAGTTCAATAAATTAATAGGAATAACATTTCTATTATCAAATAGATCACCTAAGTGTATTATTATGTCACCTGGTTCTATTCTCTCTTTTAGTGTGGGTATTAGGAAGTCATTGAAGTATTCTTGGTGTATCCTTAACCACTTATCTGTTTTGTTGGGATATCCCAAACCTATGTGGGAATCACCAACTAGGTAAATTTTACTCATATATATTCTATTATTTTTTATTTATATTAAAATATCTTTTATTGTTCTTTTTTAATTAATATATATTACTATGAATCACTTAAAGTTATTTGAATCTTTTAATAATTATATTGATTTCTGTGATATTTTTGGTGAATCATTAATTAGAGGCGTTGATATTGATATAGATGAGTATATAGATGATCCTAAATTAAGAAAAATATCATCTGGGTCATCTAAGGAAGAAGATTATGTTTCTTTTCTTAAAAATTATAAAAATATAGGATTACAAGATCCACTTAAATCAATTCACTTCTACTTAAATCCAACTAATGACCAAATAAAATACCTAGATTGGTATGGTAATTCATATAAACCAATTCCTCACAAAGATGCCGTATTTTCATTTAATAAGGAGTTACGAAATGGTGGTCTTGGTTCTACGTGGTTTTTCTTAGAAAGAACATTAGAAGATTTTTTAGGTATGTCAGAAGATGATATAGGTAAATTATTTATTAACGAATATGGATATCATTTAGGTCCACCATCACCATCCTTTTCAACAGTTAAGTTATTATTAAAGGAACTCTATAATGAAAATAAATTAGATTTTTTTAAAAAGTGCTCTGAATATCAGAATCTTTTAGTCGAAGGTGGTGTCTTGGGTAATCTTACTTATAATGAGCTTTTGGAACTATCAAAGGATGGAAAATTAAATTTACAAATATGGACGGAAAGCCCGGTGCTTCACCAGAGGATAAGATATTAGAAAAATGGGTTTTCTAAAATAATATATATGATAGAGAAATACTATAAGTTAATATATATTTTAAGATAAAAAATAACAAATAAAGATATGCCGTTACCGCACTTTACTCAAATTTCAAACGTAGGCTCTCCTGGTGGACCAGGAACCTTACCAGATGAGGTTGTATATTTAAATCTCTTTGAGGTTACATTTATATTACCTGTAATCCTACAAGCACAAGGAAGAGACCCTATTCTATTATTAGAAAATGCTACAAAAATTAGCTTAGGTGCATTAACTAGCTTTGATATACAGAATGTTAAACAACGTTTCAAGTATTCAACTAGAGAGTTCTTAACAACACCAACCATAACATCTGGTGAGATAATGATACCATTTCAAGTAAATGTTAACCAACAAGGATCTATGGAAAATTGGACAACAATGAAAGCTTGGTATGATTTGGTATTTAATTCACAAAATGGTTCTCTACACTATAAAAGTGATATAATAGGAACAATAATAGTAAATCAACACGATAAAAAAGGAGTCGTTCTTAGAAGAGTAACTTTTCAGAACTGTCAGTTAAAGATACTAACAGGATGGGAGTTAGATTGGTCATCAAACAATATTGTTGATAGCGTTGATGCAACATTTGTTTATGATTATTTCATAGATGAATATATAGATCAAAACTTCACAATATCACCACCTATTATTTCTGGATATTAATAAATGAATAAATAATAAAAAAAAAGACGAACAAAATTGTTCGTCTTTTTTTTTATTTAAGTTTAGATGTCATATTTTTAGCATCTCTCATCATAGAGCCAGTATCAAAATTATTCATACCAGATAAATCACTTTGTTGTTGTTCTTGTGTTTTTCTATTATCTTCTTCCTCTTCGAGTATATCATTGACTAATTTTATGTTTTCTTCAAACATCCAATATGGCCAATTATCTATAGATACTTCTTGTAAATTAAAATTCTTTTGTAGTAATAATTTATTCTTCAATAAATGCGTCAAAGGCATCTTGAATAACGAAAATTCCTGAGGCACCGTTGGGAAATTGCATTTCTGCGTGTACCTCCGAGCCACAATCACATTTTTTCATAAGACCTTTTATTCCAAAAGTCATTTTACTTATTGCTGAATTTAAAAATTGAAATGATTCATCATCCATTTCTTCAAATTCCACTAATTTTGATTTAATACCATCATAACTAATTGATGTTCTACCAGATAACATAAATGGTACTATTTTTAAAAATGAAAGATTTGGTGTTTTTTTATCCACATTTTCTCTTATTATATAATCAGAGAAAGATTTTTGTAAACCAATATTAGGTGGTGATACTTCATATTCCTTTCTATTTTTTAATTTGAACTTAAATGAATTAGTTGATGTGCTAAAAAACCTTTCTAACTTTTCATCCAATTCGTGGAAAACAAAATGTTTTGTCTTAAGTTCTATATTTACCTGTTTATTATCTACTTCACAAATTTCTTTTATAGATAACTCATTTCCTTGTTGGAATGTTAATTCCCTTATTAGGAATACTAAGAATAATCTATCTTGGTCCTTCACATCTAAGTAAGACGATACTGAGCCATCTGGGTATTTTATTCTCACACAAGATTGTAGTATATTGTTCATTTTCTCAACTATATCATAGAAATTATTATCATCCACCATTGAGTATGCTTGTATTTCTTTAACTTGTGCTGGTCTAACCATCATAAGTGTTCCTATTGGATAAAATTTACCACAAGGTAATGAATCAGCACTAAAATTGAAATATTGTAATTCATTTACTCTAGTTGATTCGACTTGTATTGGTTCATTTAGATTACTATTCATTTCTTCTTTTCCTTTATCTAAGTTAGATAAATGGTTTTTTAGATAGTCTTCTTCTGATAATTCCTTTTTTTCTTTATCGGCCATTGTTCTATTGTTATTTTTAATTATATATTTATTACTAATATATTCCCCTTTATACCAAAAAAGGTGATATTAGTTTAAATATTAACTTAAATAATAATAAATTCTATTTTAGCAAAAATAAAATCACTTGTTTTATAACTTCCTCCTATTGAAGATAAATGATCTCCAATAACATAGTGGAAATTACCACCACCGATTCCGGTAAATTTATAGATAGGTAATGAATAGTCTTCGGGGTTTGTAACTTGCTGTGATCTATCATTGAAAAATATAATAAATTTAGATTTGAATCCCTCATCAACCAATCTATCTCTAATTTCCGACATTGTATCCAATATGGTATTGAACTCTAATTCAAGACCTTCTTTTTTTATACACTTTCTTATTTCTATTCTGGTGTAGAAATCAGCATCATTATTTATACTTAATGACCAATCATCATCAATTAGGTCATAAAAATAAATACTAAATTCGTCTGATATTTCATTCTTGTTAGTTGGTTTATCGGTTTGATATCTACTGCTTATTCTTTTCCTATTATTAAATTGTGCGTAGGAATTTAATCTATTTAGATTATCGCTTATTTCTTTTAATGACTTAGCCAATTTTTCATCATTTGACTCATTTTTTTAAATAATTTCATAATTTTCAAATTTAAGGTTTTTACCAATATCAAAATCAAATAGGTAAGATACTTCTTTTAGTCTATCTAATATAATATTATTACCTTGTATAACATCTAATTCATTTATTAAATTCACCAATTCTAATAGACTACTAGTATCAAATAATGATGTCTCTTTGAATAGATTAATTACTTCGCTAACTGGGTTATTTGTTATATCTACATCTCCTCCTATTGATATTGGTATATCAACTAGTGTTTTTATTTCATTAAAACTACAATGAAAGTTACCAATTATTTTTGTTGGTGAGTATTCTAATGTTTTTAATTCATTACTACTACAATCAAAATATTCACCCACATATATGGGTGATCCTTTTAGTGATTCTAATTCATTCCCATAGCAAAAAAATGATCCACTGACATTCCTAAAATTTATTGGAAATCCAATTAGTTTTTTATATGATATATCCACGGTTCCATCAACATCGATTGATTTATCCGAATTTATAGTATAGTTTCCTATTTGGTATTTTTCACATAGAAACTTTATATTCCTATTAAAATCTTTATACCTCATTACTTCCATTCATTATATATTTAAACAAAAAAGCCTATATTTTTTAACCAACCCATTCCCATTTCTTTAAACCACAATCCCATATTCTATAAGAATTTATTTCATTGTACATTATCTCTCTTTCTGATTTGTTTTTATCATAGCCCATTTTTATTAGTCTAGATTTTCTATATTTAGATTTATGAACACGCTCATTACCAATGACCCATTTATAGTTTACATCTGATATACCAACCATATTAAATCCTAATTTTTCATATAGTCCACCATTAAATAATGATAAATCCGAATAGGAAATTATTTTAGATGTGTTGTTATTTCTTATGAAATGTTTTAGAAGCCTAGATGATCCACCAATTACACTAGTATTTAAAATATTTGAAAACCTCGAAAGCTCATATGAATCACACCCCACCTCTTCTCTATTCTTACCAAAGCACATCAAGCTAACCAATTCATTATTATAATATAAGCCAATTTTTATTTTAGACTTATTATCACCTTGTATATGATTTTTATTTAAAAATTTACTGGATTCCTCTTTCTTAACTTCTCTAATCTCGCACTTTCTAGCGTATATTTTGTTTTCGATTTTATGTAGTTTGTTTTTTATTATTGATTTTACTATATCATTTTTTAACTTCCAATCATCCTCCCATATATGTATTAGTTCAATTCCAATCGATTCACATAATTTTGTCTTTTTTATATGGTAATTTTTGTCTTTATTTAACTCTGAGTGCCAATATAACCCATTGAATTCAAATGCTAGATTAATATCAGGTAAATAAATATCTAATTCTTTACCATTTAATAATTTTCTATCCGATCTTATTATCTCATCATTATATATCTCATTTATAAAATTAAACAAGGAAACTTCTTGACCAGATATGTGTTTTTTTAATGGGTTACAATTTGTGCATATAATAGTTTCTTGTTTGTGTCTTATTTGTAGATGCTCTCTATGTATTTTGAATTCACTTTGACAATCATTACATTTAAATTTAATTTTCCTATTTTCATAATTTATATCAATTAAATCTATATTAATATTATCTATTTTTAGAAGAACACTCTCATATAATGAATTTTCTTTTGATATTTTTGTTTTAATTGTGCCCTTTTTATGTATTTCTTTGTTGCTCCAAGGGTGGTGATATCCATACCTTTCAAGTGAAGTTTTTTTATAACTTTTATTCCATGATTCTATATTCATCTTAAATGATTCTATTCTTTTATTTATTATTTCATCAACCTGATTAACATTATCCACTCCATATTTCTCCTTTACAGTATTTAATCTTTTATCCTTTATCTTCTGTTTTTCTACCTTTGTCCTATTTTGATATTTTTTTGATATTTTTTTCTTTATATCCTTATTCATGGAAGCATGTTTATCTCCATATTTTAATATATTTGAATCTTCTTTCTTTTTCTTTATTTTAGGATCTAAACCAACACACCTATTTGAGCAGTAATTAAGATAGCCAATTTTTGAGTTCTTAAATTTGACTTTTTTTTCACAAAAGTCATTTTTACACAAAACGATACTATTTATATTACTATAACATAGATATACTTTTTCTTTGAATGTCAGTTCGTCTATTAATGAATAACCATCTATTATATACTTATAATCATTTTTAAAATTATTTAACACATATTTTTCGGAAGACATTTTTCCGGATTTATTATTGAACTTATATTCTTCTATAAATTTATCACTTAACATAGTTTGATATTTTAACATATATATTAAATACCCCTATGTTTGTTTGTATAAAAAAGCCTATATTTTTAAGATATAGGCTTTTTTAATATATTTTATCCGTTTATAAATCCACCGGCTGATATAGCCCCAGTTCTAAGTATTGTGATATTATTAACGATAATACCCATACCGCGTATGGGTTCAACATAAGTATCAAGAACACCAATTTGGTTATCTATAATCTCAGATGTATTATTTTCATCATCCATTTTATTGAAGTAATTATATAATCCATTTTTACTTACATATGTTTCACAAATAACATCAGCTCTAAGTTTTATCTCAGCTCTAACATCAGGTGTGTTAAATTTCCATTGATAATCTAACAACATTCTTGATAATTCTCTTTCTAGTTCAATAAGAACTTCTCTTACGTGAATATAAGAAAGTGCTGATGAATAAAGAACTTGTCCAGTATTCTCTGTTTCGATTATATATCCTCTATTTCTTTTGAATACAATAGGATTCATTTGAGCTAGATTTAAATTCTCTATATCAGATGGTGAATAATCCATTTCCAATCCAGCGATATTAGTAATTCTACCATTTGTAACACCCGCTGCAATAGTCCAAGGAGTAATTGCAGTAACATTTGAGATATGTTTTCTCATGTATGTTGTAGCGGCATAAGACGCTGGCGGCATATCCAATGGTCTTCCATTATCATTCACTGTTAAGTAAGGTGTGAAATATCCAACTGTTGTTGTTCCGGCTCCCTCTCCAAATGAGTAAAGGAAAGCTGGGTTACTTTCTGGGTCACCACCTTGGCCTATGAATGAAGTTTGTAATGTTCCCTCACTATCTACAAAAGATGGTGATGATGAATTTTTGAAACTTCTCAACGAAGGCATATTTATGAACCCAAAGGCATCTAATCTATCTCCACAGATATCTACCAATTGTTGTTTAGATCTTTCAACCAAACCAAGTCCAAATGAATCAATTAAGTATCTGAAATCAATGGCTTCTTTGTTAGTAAGAGCTTTGAACATTGGTGTTCCTTTAGCTACTAAGTTTAAGATTTGATTTTGTCTATCTTCTGTACCATCTGGTAATGAATTTCCTCTTACTTTAAAACCTTTAAGTGATAGAGCCTTGTATGTAGTAGCATAATTATCTATTCCAACATATCTCATTGATTGTAAATCATCTGTACCATAAGTATAAACTTTTATTCTTGAATCACAAGTTATCTCAGATAATGATGTGTCTCCTGAATATTGTCTTTTGCTTAGTATTCTAGTAAGTTTCCTCGCAACTTGACCAGCTTCTAAAACAACATCTGTATCAACATATGCTTCAAGGAAGTCACCGATTTTTACTTCAGTATATCTATCAGCTTTTACTAAAACTTTGTTGTTTTCTCTAACATAACCACTTGGCACTTCTATCTCAAGTGATTGTTTAAGGTTAGATTTTGATGATTGTATAAATATTGTATTATTCGCTGTTGTGTTTATAGAATTTGTGGCTTCTAGTAATTCATCAGTGAAGTTTACTATCATATCACCATCATTTTCTATATACATTTTAAGGTATATTAAATCAGAATAATCATATACTAAATCAACATCAAATAAATCTTCTGCAACTACTTCTTCGTTAACTTGGTAGGCATAAAAATCACCACCCGTATATCCAAGTGCAATAGCTAATAATGAAGGACTTAATGATGTTACCTCATCTGTCATTATTGTGAATGTTCCTGGGTTATTTAATGAACTAGGAACTAAAATTTGTTCTCCTGTTTGTAGAGCCATCTCTAAACTAACTGTATCGGTTGATCCAAAAACTACATAGTCATACCCAGCATAAGAGAAAGTTGGACTACCATTTGGTGAGTCTTCGCCATCTACAAATGTTATTGTAACTGTTTCTCCTAATAAGGCATTAGTGGTTCCAGTTGAATCAACATATAGTCTATTTGTATTAAATGTATCTTTTGTATTTATTATTCCATCATAGAACCTACTATATAATAAGGAGTCTTTGGCAACAACCCCCATACCACTTAGATCAGCAGTATTATTTGTTGTTTCTAATCCATCTTCTCCGAATATTATTTCATTATCAACTGTATATATAACTAAGTAACCATCAACAACATCTACTAAATCCGATGATGTTAATGTTGTTTGTAATTCGAATGATTTATTTTCGAATGTAGAAGTTACTATGTTTGATATAGAAGCATCTTCTAATCTATATTTTATAGAATAATTTGTTGGTCCTAAGTTCATAGCCATTTTATCTAAGTTGGCACTATCTAATAAATTAACTAATCTATTAAAAAGTTTAAATCTTCTATATTGTTTATAATTCTTAACATCAGGTGTTGTGTTTGTTCCTAAGAATTCAAATGTTAGTTTACCACTACCATTATCTAATATCGTTAAATCAGTTCCTAATACCAAATCCACATAACCAATATCACTCATTGATACTTCTACTGGTGTAACACTAGATGTTGCGAAATAACCAGCTGGCGTAACATCAAAATCTACGTAACTCAAAACGATATCCGTTGATAATACACTAGGTGAATCACCAGCGGTGAATGATTTATTTAACTTTATCTCACCATCATCTCCTAATATAAGAGCCACTTTATAAGAAGCGGTTGCTGATGTTGTTGGATAATCTGTATTATTAATAGATACTGAAACAGTACCAGGAGCTATATCTATTTTTTCATCACCAATTATGGTAAAAGAACCCTCATCTACGACATGGCTAACACCTATTTTTGTTTCATTTATTATAACAGACCCAACATCTAAATTAACTCCATATATAGAGTTCTCAGAGAACCAAGCCGTTCTATTGTCAAAAAGTACAACTCCATCATCATCAAGTGTGCTAGTAGTTAAATCACCACCATAAGCGTGTTTTTCTTGTCCTGTATATGAAAATCCGGAAGATGTGTTACCAAGAAATGATGTAACATTACCAGGCAAATCTAAAGGAGTTGCTGTTATTTCTATTTCTTCTGAAATAGTCTCTTTATATGATAAAAATTCTATATCTTTTTCATTTACACCAACTACTGTGTTTCCTAGTAAATCTATTTTACCATTGTAAAATTCTTCTTCGATTAAATCGTTGTTGAATGCACAAAATAAACCAGTTGTATCTGTATCTCTATTTATTGTTGTTTCAATAAATATATTTGTTCCATTAAGATCTCTGAAATAAGGTATCAATGATACTCCTTCATAATAAGATAATAATGTTATATTTCTATCATTTGCAAAATTTCTAACTTGTTCTTTTAATAAACCAGACGGGTTAAAATATTCACTCCATCTTGGATCCACTGACAATTCTTGGTAATTTGACCAATCACCACCAACCACTATTACGTCTAATAAATAATCAGATGCGTAATCTTGTGCGTTAACATAAGGAGGCATTTTCTCAACTGATCCATACCATTCTAATAGTGTTCTATCAAATCCACTTCTTGATGATTTGAAAACAAATGCCGTTATTGGTCTATCGGATAAATTTGTTAAATTAAATGCTCTTTCAGAATAACCTGTGTTACCTGATGTTAAATTTATAAAAGATTCTGTGTCTCTTTTCCAAAATCCAGTTGTATCGAATAACCTTCTATAAGGTCCTTCTCTTTTTATATCATTATCATATACAGCAGCTGATGAAAGTGATTTGTACTCAACCGTGTCTAATTCATCATCTGTTAATAATAAGTTCATAACGAAGACCGGGGCCGTTTCTAACATTTTAGAAACTGTTCTATGAAAGAAAGATCCTTTTCTTTCTAACCCTCTGTCTAATTGACCAAAGATAGATTCAAGTGATTGAATAGATGTTAATCTTATAGGAGCATTGAATGGGCCTTTTTTAGAAACACCTATAACAAGATTAGTTAAACCCTCGACAATAGGTGAGGAAGTTAATGATTCGTCATATTCTTCTATGAATATACCTGGTCTATTATATTTTCCAATTTGAATATTTGCCATATTTCTGTATTAATTTTTATTTAAAGTATATATAAAAACTTGAAAACGACATTTTTTCTATTTTATAGATATTATTGAATCTTCTCTATCCAGTTTTCCATGTCGGACTTTATCTTAATCATCCTTTCTTCGTGTTCTTTCTCTAATTCTGGTAATCCCTTTTTCTTATCGTTTGTTTTCGATTTTATATCATTTATTTGATCTTTTACTTTAGATATTCGATCATTTATTGATGGTTTTGACTCATCACTAGCGTCTGATAATCTATCATTCAACTCTTTTACCTCTAGGTATTTCTCACTTTCTTTTACCTTTAAATCTTCTATTGATTTTTTCATAGAGGCTATTCCAGAGTAACTGACAAGAAATTCATTCCTATCACCATCTTTGCCTACTATTTTTTCTAATTCTCCTTGTGGAACATCATCGGATTTATATAAATTATCAATCGCTGATTTTTTAGAATTAAAATCTGATAATTTAATTTTTAAATCATTTAATTTTTCTTTAGACATCTTCACTGATGCTTCGTCAGTATCTGTTATCTCAAATTCATCAGATTCAATGAATAATTTGTATTTTTTTATAATCTTCATTTTTTAATATTTCTTTAATATTTCTATCATACCACCATAATTACTACTATCTCCATTTTCTTTACCTATGCTTGTTGGTGTTTCTGATGGTACCTTAATAATATCACCACCACCATCTTTAAGAGAATAGAATTCCTTTATATCAAATGAATCACTAATCAGTTCTACTTCATTAATTTTTGTCGCAAATTTGGATACATCTATAGACTTTATATCAAATGAGGTTACTTGTGTATCATCAAATGTTTTTTTATCTATTTTTCCAAAAAACATTTCAGATTTTTGGAAATTCATACCTTTTATAGCACCTTCTACTATTTTGAAATCCTCTTTGCAATATTTTGCAATATTTTGAAAAGATTTAGAATATTTCAGATATACGCTATCTTCATTCTCTTTTATGAAAATTATATAGTAGATATTATCATCTGATAATTTAATAGAATGTATTGATCTATGTTTATTTTCTATACTTTTAACAGACTCAAATTTAGCAGTTACTCTTTCACTAGGCTTTATTTCCACTTCTTCCACATCATCAACAGGTTTCTTACCATCAGTAGGTTTATTATCACCAGGGTTTTTATCTCCATCTTTAATACCAAAATATTTTTCTATGAATATTTTCTGAGCACCTTTTTTATATAATTTGGTATCACCATCTAATAAATCATTAATAAACTTTAATAAAACCTTTCCGCCTCCTTTTAGTTTTCTACCATCACCCATATTTATAGATGTGTCTTTGTCGAATATTTTTTTATATTCATCATCCTTTATTATATCTAATATAGCCCCTTCGAATTTATCAAACATCTTATTATTTCTCCAAGGCCCACTACCAGGAGTATCAGGAGATGAATTACCACTACCCATGTTTGTATATTCTCTAAACACACTATTTGATACTTTTCCACCGGATCTTCCTGATGGTATCACTAAGGTTGTATAAATTTTATATGCTTGGTTGAATAATTTAACAACTTCAATTATGTGACCGAATGGTATTTCTTTTATCTTATTTTTTGATTCCTCAGCAGTTTTCTTTATATCTTCAACATCAGATTTCTCTATTATCCATCTATCATAATCCATTTCTCTTGAGAAATATTCTTTTATTTCAGTAGATGTTCTATCAACCTTTGCTTTTACAAACTCATTCATCTTCATGAAAGATTTGTAATTTGATAACTTTTCATTCTTCTCAAAATCTGTATTTATTAATTTAGTAAATAATTTATTGAATGTCTCTAGTGGTTTTCCAATTATTCCTAAACCACCATACATATATTGTCCTTCAAATTGTAGTGAAAATTTAGCGAATCTTGAAATTTTATCAGAATATACTTGTCTTTTTCTTATATCTGATATTTCGGCCATTCCTTCAAATAACTCACCAATATCACCCATTCTATTGAACGTTTCTTTTATATCAATCATAAATAACTTTATAGCCTTCGAGTTTACGGATTTACCAGAAATATCCAGTTCTTTTGCTTTTGTTATTATGTCACCTAAAAACTCTCCATCTACTCCATTATCACTAAGAACTTTTATTTGTTTTTTTATCTTAGATAATGCTTTATTAAGTTGTTCTTCTTCCACTGAAAGTTCGGTTCTTTTTTCTAAAATAGATTCTGAACTGAAAAAACTAAAAGATTCTTTTACTGTTGTCATACTAGGCTCACTAATTTTGACCTTTGATTTTTCTCCCTTTTTCGGTAGTTTAGGAGTTGGTGATTTTATAGAAACCACTTTCCCTTGGTTTGTTATAACATCTTCTTCAGATTGGTATTTTTTACCATAATATTCGATAGCTTCCTTTTTTGTATCAAGGATTATTGCTTTGCTAAGTATTGTATTTATATTTGTTGGTATTTGATTCTTTACCGGTGGTGTCAAAAACTCAACCCTACTACTAACATCACAACTTCCTATCTGCGTTTTGTAAAAATTATAATTTCTAGATGGCATAACTAACCACTTTCCCTTTATATTAGCATTAAACCAAGCTACTTCTTTTTCATTTAATTTAAAATCTTTGTTACTATTTATTACACTTTCTATATCTTTTAATTGAGCAAAGATATATTTAGATATTCTAACTATTATTTCTTTATTAAATGGTAAAATCTTTGGTGTTGATTTCCCTACATATCTTTTATTTGTAGTATCATATTTTGGTATATTAACTACCAATTCACCACTTTCATTTAATTCTATTAATTTTTTAGTTTTTCTATACATTATACTATTTCCAGATATTTCCAAAATAGGCCATTTTGATACTTTACTATCCGATAATAAATTATTTGTGAATTTTTTATCACTTGGTCTGAATTCATTTATAGATTTTATTATATTACTAAGAACATAATTTATACTTTTATTAGTCTTCTTATCATCCGCATCCTTTTCGGCCGTAGTTATAACATTATTTTTATTATCTATTACTAATTTTAGATTTTTTAGAATAGATATCATTTCAGAATATTTTATTTTTGGCATTTCCACAAGGCCAGGATCTTTATCAGATCCTTCTTCATCTCCCTCATCTTCTTTTTCTTCATCTTCTTCCTCATCAAATTCGGTTTCACCATCTTCTTCATTGAAGGTTTTAAGGAATTTTAAGAAATCTTCCAATTGTTTTATAAGTTCTAATTTAGCTTCTTCTGATATATCATATTTTCCATCTTTTAATGATGTTTTTGATATTTTATATTCTTTAACCCAAGTTATTAAATTCTTTGTTTGTATAATTAAGTATTTTACTTTTCTACCTTCAAAAACAGAATCTCTTAAATCACCCAATAGTTGTGATAATGTGACAAATCCAATCACTTCGGTCTCTTCTGAGGCATTTTTTATAGAATCTAATAGAATAGCATTAAATTCAGCTTTTATAGCTCTAGACTTTGATCCTATCTTTATTGTATTTGCGCCAATTTGCATTTTTCTTGATATCGAATTCAATAACCTACCAACCAGAGAGTCTCCCCAGTTTATATCATTACCCATTGGGCCACTACCCTCACCAGACATATCAAATTTTTCAAAAATTTTATTTTCTTTGTTTAAAAATTTATCTCTACCTTTTAAAAACTTCATACTATTACTTTATATTTTGTTTATATATTAATATATCCTTCGACTTTATTAACCGATTCTTTTCCTATGTCTTCTAGGAATGAATTTAGTCTATCTAAAATAATAGCTGGGTTTCCATCAACCTTTCTAAAGATGTCATAATCACTTAGAATTTCTATTTTATCCAAATCTTTAAATAATTTCCAGACTTCATAGACTGGATTATCATTACAATCAAAACCACCACCGACTGAAGTTGGAGAGCCCTCTAATGAAGTTAATTTGTTATTATGGCAATAAAAATCACCACCGACTGAAGTTGGAGCACCTTCTAATGAAGTTAATTTGTTATTATGACAATAAAAATCACCACCGATCGACTTTGGAGCAAACTCTAGTGAAGTTAGTTTATTATCACTACAATAAAAACCTCCACCAACTGAAGTTGGGGAACCTTCTAATGAAGTTAAATTATTATTATGACAATAAAAATTACCACCGACTGAAGTTGGAGCACCTTCTAATGAAGTTATTTGATTATCATAACAACTAAAATCACCACTAACTTTTCTAAACTTCAGTGGAATTTTAGTTAATTCCTTCTTATATAAATAAACATCACCATCAACATCAATTGAATGGTCTTTATTTATAGTATAATTTTCGATATTATGCTTTTTACAGATGGTATGGATTTTCTCATCAGAATTAAAGTTTTCAAATATTTTTAAGTAATTCATAAATATATTTATATATTAACCTCAAATACTTTGCTTTTTATATAATTTTCCGTATATTTATATTATGAAAAAATATATAAAAATAAACTTACATAGAACGAACAAAAATGATGTTAAATCATTTTGTGATGAATTCGGATTAGACATTGAAGTAGTTCTTACTGATAAAAAAAGAGGACATGCTACACTTTGGTATGTAATCACAGATGATACGGTTTGGGTAGTTGCTTATACTAGAAGCTCAAATGAAAATAAAGTTTTATTTATATATGACTCTTTCAAAGGAAAATTAGGAGAATTTGTTGATTTCAACAAGAGAAAAAAAGTTATAGTATCTAATTCTCCTACAAATAAATCTAAAAAAATAGAAATTAATCTAAATGTTGATTCAATCTTAGATAAAATTAACTCAAAAGGACTAAGTTCTTTGTCAAAAGAAGAGTTAAATTTTCTAGAATCATAATAAAATAAAAAATATATATCTTAAAAAACCGAGTTTAATACTCGGTTTTTTTATTTTATTTCCTAAATTTTTAAAAAATCCAACTTATTGAATAAAATTATAATTATTTTGTAATATATAAAATTATAAATTAATAAGTTGAATCATGAATACTATCTTAGAACTTAAATACAAAGGAAAGACTTATACTTCAGACTCTCAAATTTTTTCAATATTAAAAGAAAACGAATTTTATTGGTTAATAGATTCGGAAGTATCAGACTCTAAAATAGAGATATCAAATAATACTATAATATGGCATGATGGAAAATTCCTATCCGGATATTGGGAATATGGAATTTTTAAAAATGGTGAATTTCACGGCAATTGGCAAAATGGAATTTTCGAAAACGGACTGTTTAAAGGAGAATGGGTTAGTGGAATAAACCTAATAAAAAAATAATCAATACTATGAGAAGGAAAAAGATGTTATTAAAGAAGGAAGAATTATATGCTACCAACAAAATAATTATCAGTGAGCTAAATGGTGGCTTATACTTTGAAATAGGACAAGA